TGGCCCGTCACCCCGGCTCTTTTTCACAAAAGCCCGGGGCAAAAGAGGCCGAAATAGGCCAGCCCCCCGCGAATGACGCTTGAGCAACTAGCCAACGCCCTCGGCGTAAGCCAAGGACACGTCTCGAAGATGTCGCGTCAGGGAATGCCTCGCACCGACGTCGACGCGGCCCGTGCGTGGCTCGCCGAACGAGCAGCCGGCAGAGGTCGCCGCATGGCTGGCGTCACCATCGCCGCCCTCGACGAGCATTCCCTCGACGACATCATCGCCCAACAGCGCGTCCTCGTCTCGTCCGCTCGCGTGGCCTACCGCAACGCCATCGAGTCGGGAGACCCTCAGCAGGGCAAACTCCAGACCGCCTACAACCAAGCGTTGAAGACCCTCGTCTCCCTCGAGGAGGAGCAGAAGAAGCGGGCGCTCGCCGACCAGGAGTTCATCTCCAAAGCCGAAGCCTCGACCGCCATCAAGACGCTGATCGGCGAAATCCTCGCCAAGCTCGACGACCTTCCGACCGACGTCGCCGAACGATGCAACAAGGCGAACCCCGCCCAAGCCATCAAGCCTCTGCAGGACTGGGTCCGCAAGACCCGCGAGGACATCTCCGCCAATGACCCTTTCCCCGAAGAGTTTTGAACTGGTGCGGATGGGGCGTGACGCGATGCGTCCGACGACCAGCGGCGACCCTGTCGAATGGCTTGAACGCAACGTCCCCGAGATACCCGACTCGCACCTCAAGGGTCCGTTCCGCAACGAGCGGATGCCATGGGTCGGTGACGCCGTCCGCTTCATCGTCGACCCCGAGGTTCGGCAGGTGCTGATGCCGTGGTGCATTCAGGCCGGCAAGTCCGCAGCCCTTCGCCTCGCCACGGCTTACTTCATCGTCAACGACCCGGGCAATATGCTCCTGTTGCAGATGAACCAGGACGAGGCCGACGACTTCTTCCTCCGCCAATGTCGCCCGCTCTTCGACGCCATCCCCGAGGTCGCCAAGCGCAAGAAGCCCGACGATATGCCTCGCTCCTCCGTCGGCGACTTCCAGCGGATGATCATCTACTGCCGTTCGGCCCACACGAAGACGAGCCTGCAACGCATCACGACCAAGTACGTCTTCGGTGACGAGTGCTGGCGCTGGCCCAAAGGTCACATGGAGGAAGCGATGGGACGCACGACGCAGTTCAGCTGGAACTCCAAGCACGTCTTCGCAAGTCAAGGCGGTACGCCCACCGACGACTTCCATCAACTGCTCGAACAGCCGACGACCAACTTCCACGACTGGTGCTTCAACTGCACGACCTGCAACACGCTCCAGCCCTATGACTGGGCGTTCGTCCGTTTCCCCGAGGACGCCAAGGACGGCGACGAATGGGACATGGCGAAGGTCAAGGCCGGCACGACCTACGAGTGCCGCTCCTGCAACACCCGCCACACGGACAGCCGCGAGACCCGCTTCGAGCTGAACCTCGGCGGCAAGTTTGTCCCGCGTGAACCCGGCAAGTCCATCGAGCGCGTCGGCCTTCACCTCAACGCCCTTGCGATGATGTCCTGGGGCGAGTTGGGACGGATGATGCTGGAGGCCAAGCGGGCATCCGTGATCTACGGCGACGAGGAACCCAGACGCATCTTCAAGCAGAAGCGACTCGCCCTTGCGTGGTCGGACGACGGCGGGTCGATGGTCACGCCGATTGACTCCTCGGACTACTCCCTGAAAGACGACTGGACAGAGGAAGCCGTCATCACCCCGAAAGCCCAAGTCCTTTCCCGCGAAGGTGCGCCCGCCGGCTCCATCCCCTTCCGCACCTTGGGCATCGACGTTCAGCGAGGTCACTTCTGGGCGACCGTCCGCCGTTGGTCGAAGTCAGGGCATAGCCGCCTAATGGCGTTCGAGAAGGTCGAGACTTGGTCGGGCCTCGACGACCTTGCCAAGCGGATGGGCGTCCATAAAGCCCTCGTCATGGTGGACTCGGGTGACAACACCCAAGTCGTCTACGCCGAGTGCTGTCGCCGTGGCTGGAAGTGTTCCAAGGGCTCGGGCAATGACGACTTCGCCATCACCTCCTCGGACGGGCGAACCACCCGCCGCTTCTACTCAGACCCCCAAGCCATCGTCGTCCCTGGACAACCGACCCGGGCTTCCTTGGTCGTCTTCTCCGCCATGGCTGCCAAAGACCTCCTGCACGGCCTCCGCACGCGCAAACTCCACACCTACCCACGAGACGCCTCCGAGGACTACGCCAAACAGCTGAACTCCGAAGTCCGCGTGAAGGACAAGCGCACAGGGAAGCCCATGTGGATTTTACCCCAAGGCGTTAACGACAACCACGCCCTCGACTGTGAAGTCCTCGCCATGCTCGTCGCCGTCCGCTGGGGTGTCGTCGGTCGGGAGGCCACGGCAACCGCCGAGGATGCACCCAATGGTTGACCTTTTCCGTAAACCCACAAAGTTCATAGCAAGCGTGCCGGGGGTTTGTGGGAACCCTCAATGGCTTGGAGGTTCGGATCGTTGGCCCTCGGCACGCCCCCTTTGCTTCCAATCCGAGCAAGTTTAACATGGCTTCCGGCATTTTCATCGGCCTCGAGGAGTGCGAACTGCTCGCCATCCGCTCCAAGGCTGTCGCCCTCATCACCGAAGGTAAGACCTTGATGTCGTACTCCGACAGCGGCTCGTCCGCGTCCAAGCAGTTCGCCATGCCCCCGAAGGAGATGTTGGCTGAGGCAAGCTTCGCCCTCTACCAACTCGACCCCCAGCAGTACGCCGCCCTCCGTCGCACGACCGTAATCGATGTGCGCTGGGACAACCGAATGATTTAATCCATGCCCGCCCCCAAGAAGCCCAAGAAGCCCATCGCGAAGAAGCCCACGACCCCCGTCGGTCAGGGCGGTACGCCTAAGGCCAACGCCTGGTCGACGAACTGGCAGAACGCCGGCCCGTCCTTCGCCCGCCGTGCATGGTACGGCTCGAACCCGCAGGACGCCCGCCGCGACGTCAACCCGTCCGACCGTTTGGCCCTGATCCAGAAGGCCCGCTACGCCGAGAAGAACTACCCGGCGATGGTGCAGTTCATCAACGACATGGTGATGTATGTCGTCGGTGACGGCATGATGCCCACCTCCCACGCCTCCGACCCTGCGAAGGCCCGCCTCTACGAGGAGTACTACCACCGCGAAACCCGCCGTGCCGACATCACGGGTCGCTTCACGGGCGAGCAACTGCAACGCATCATCGTCCACACCTGGGCGGTCGACGGCGAAATCTTCGCCCTCAAGGTGCGTGACTCGCAGAACCGAGCGAAGACCCAGCTCATCGAAGGCCACCGCGTCATCTCCCCGACCGACCCCGCCCAACTGACCAAGGACACTTGGGACGGCTTCCGCTTCGGACCTTACGGCGAAGTTATCGGCATCTGGGTGCAGAACGACGACCAGTCCTTCCGACTCATCCCTGCCGAGTCGTTCATGCAGGTGGCGAACCAATCCCGCATCACCTCCGCCCACGGCATCCCTCCGATGCAACAAGCGCTCAACTCGATGCAGGACCAGAACGAAATCATCGAGCTGGAGAAGCGGGCCGTCAAACAAGTCACCGACGTTCCGAGCGTGCTGACCAAGAACGGCGGCTTCGCGGATGCATCCCTCGTCTCCGACTTAAACGGCGGCGGTGCCACGGACTTCGGCAACATCGGCGCCCAGATGGGTGGCAAACTCCTCGTCCTTGAACCCGGCGAAGACCTCAAGTCCGTCTCCCCGAACTTCCCTCGTCAGTCGATGGAGATGTTCAACGCCATCCTCGCACGCATGATCGCCAGCGGCGGCCTCCCCTACGAGGTCGTCGGCGACGGCTCCAAGGCCGGCTCGGCCCTCGTCCGCATGGTGCTTGGCAAGGCCGACCGCTTCGTCGGTCAAATCCAATGCATGGTCCACGACGACTACTGCGTCCCCGATTGGCAATGGCGTATCTCCGACGGCATCGCCAAGGGCCTTCTCCCTGACGACCCCAAGTGGTCGGACGTCGAGTTCTCCGTCCCGCAAGCCCCGTCCATCGACAACGGACGCGACTCCGCCAACGACCGCGAAGACCTCCGGGCAGGTCTCACCTCCTTCTCCGCCATCGCCAAGAAGCGGGGCGTGGACTTCCGCAAGACCTTCAAGGAACACGTCCAGGACATCCTCTTCGCCAAGCAAGTCGTCGCCGAGACGGGTGGCATGGTGTCTTTCGAGGAAGCCATGCAGCGCTTCACGAATATGCAACCCCAGCCCAAGGAGGTTGAGGAGTCCGCAGAGGATGAGGCCGAGGACGAAGCCGAGTCCGGCACGAAGCCCTTGACCGACCCCGAAGACGAAGGTGACGAAACCGAAGAGCAAGCCCCCAACCCAATCATCCCCAACTAATCATGCGCTTCCTCCAAAACGGCCTCAAGGGTCGCGAACCTCTCGCCATCGACCCGCATCGTGCGGCTGACGCGAAGACGCTCGCCGACAAGTACGCTTTCTCGGACATCATCGCCAAGCTGCTCGGCGACCGCCCGCAAGCCTACGTCCGCAACGACGGCGTCGGCGTCATCCCAATCGACGGCGTGATCGGTCGGGGCATCAGCCCCCTCGAGTCCATGCTCGGGGCCGCCGACATCGACACCATCTCGGAAGCCATCGACGCCTTCGAGTCCGACCCTGCGGTCAAGAAAATCGCCTTCCGCGTCAACTCGCCCGGTGGCACGGTGACGGGCGTCCCCGAACTCGCCTCGAAAATCCGCCGCATGAGCAAGCCGACGATGGCCTACGGCGAGGAAGCGAACTCCGCCGCCCTCTGGATTGCCGCCGCCGCCGATAAGTTCACCGCCCTCCCCTCTGGCTCCATCGGTTCCGTGGGCGTCTACATGGTCATCCCCGACTTCTCCCAAGCCTACGCCGACGCGGGCGTTCGCATGGTCGTCATCAAGTCAAAGCAATCCCCGCTCAAGGGTGCCGGCATCGAAGGCACGTCCCTTACCGAAGCCCAGATTGCCGACCTCCAGGCACAGGTCGACGGCATCGACGAGGACTTCATGGCCTCCGTCCGAATGACCCGCACGAATGTCTCCGCCGACGCCTTCACGGGTGGCACCTTCTCGGGCAAGCAAGCCGCCCGCCTTGGTCTCGTCACGGGCCTCGCCGACTCCTTCGAGGAAGCCCTTCGCTCGTTCTGATTATTCCAAACCCGCCAATTACAAGCATGAGCAAGATCACTCCCGAAGCCGAAGTCCTCGAACTCCGCACCGTCGCCACGGCCCTCACCGCCGAACGCGACGACCTCCGCGCCACCGTGGAGAAGTTGACCGTCGGCGCCGCTGACGAACTGACCGCCGTGAAGGCCGATGTCGTCACCAAGGAAGCGATGATTGCCGACCTCAATGGTCGCCTCGAAATCGCCGCCAAGGAAGCCGAGTCCCTCAAGGCCATCATCGCCGAGGCTCAGGCCAACAAAGTGACCGCCTCCCAAGAAGCCGCCAAGATTGTCGCCTCCGTCGGCGTCGAACCCGTGGCCTCCGCTCCTGGCACCGAAGCCCCTGCCGGCCCCGTCGACCACCTCGCTGTCTTCAACAGCCTGACCGACCCGAAGGCCAAGGCCGAGTACTTCGCCAAGCACGCCCTCGCCATCTACGGCGGCGTGAAACTGTAATTTTCCCTAACCCTAATCTCTCCCTAATACATCATGGCTAATTCCATCGCATCCGCTCCTAGCGTCCTCGCCTCTGGCGTGATCGCTGCCCTCGCGAACAAGTTGCCCGTCCTGAACGGCTTCTCGTCCGTCTTCACCTCGTCCATCGCCGGCGCCGGCAAGACCATCCAGGTCCCCCTCATCGGCACGTCGACCGCCACCGAGTTCGGTGCTGGCGGCTACCTCACGCAGGATGACGCCACCGTCACCTCGACCTCCGTCACGCTGAAGCACTTCAAGGTGTCCAGCCGCTTCAGCCCGCTCGACGTCCGCGAGTACGGTATGCAGTTCTTCGCGACCAACTTCGCCGAGACCGCCGCCATCGCCCTGTCCCAGAAGTGCATGACGGAAATCAACAGCCTCATCACCGCCGCCAACTACGCTTCGGGCACGAACACCGGCGCCAACATCTCCTACGCTGAAGTCGTCGCCGCTCAGAAGACCCTCGATGACGCCAAGGCCCCCGACAAGCGCGCCCTCGTCCTCGGCAATGGCTACCTGTCCGACCTCCGCAGCGACTCGTCCATCATCGCCGCCTTCCAGCTCGGTGCGAACGTCATCTCGACCGGCTCCATCGGCTCGGTCGCCGGCGCTCAGGTCTACCAGTTCAGCAACCTCTCCGCCAACGCCGAGTCCCTCGCGGGCTTCATCTGCGGCGCTGACGCGATCGCTGTCGCCACCGCCCTCCCGTTCAACGAAATCCCTGGCGCTGAAGTCTCTCAGGCCACGGACCCGGCGACCGGCCTCTCGGTTCAGGTCATGGTCATCCAGGAGCAGTCGGGCTACCTCAACGTCACGGCTACCCTCCTCTTCGGTTGCGCCGTGGGTCGTGCGACGTCCCTCCGCCGCCTGACCACCGCCTAAACGGTGGCGGCCTAGCCGCTTAAACGAGACCCCCTTGGCTCAGCCCTTGGGGGTCTTTTGTTTTTATGCCAAATCGGGCAAAAGTGATGAGCCTCTATTCTGAGTTCCTGCCCGACGCCAAGGAGATGATTGCCGACTTCGGCGTGGCTGGCTCCGCCAACTCTGGGGCCATCACCTTCCTTTGCCTCATCTCCGACCCTGCCGTCGCCACCGTCCTCGAGGCAGGGGGGTATTGTGAGCGGACCCAGTACACCGTCCGTCTTCCCGCCGTTAACGCCTCCTGGAGCCTCCCAGACGGGTCTAATGGGTCATCCGCGGCCCTACTGTCGGGTGGCGTCCCCATCGCATCCCTCGCCCAAGGGAAGAAAATCGTGGCTGGGGGCAAGACCGTCCGCATCACGACCCAGACCTACAAGCCCGGGTCGGCGTGGATCACGCTCGTCGTCATCGACGACAACCAATAAAGTGGGGCTGGTTCACTCCAACGTCGGCACCTTCAATAAGGCCCTGACGGCCTTCGCCCAAGAGGTGGGCTTCACCATCGAGTACGCCGCCCTCCGCGAGGCCGCCCTCATGTGCCGGGACGCCATCGTCTTCACCCCTCCCTTCAAGGCCGGCGGTGGCGGGGGCGAAACCAAGCAAGCCGAACTTGTCGGTCGCCGTGCCGTCGAGCGGGACATCAACAGCATCTTCGTCGCCAAGAACGACAAGACCCGCATCACGGGGGCCGTCCTGCTCAACAACATGGCATCGGCAGCCAAGCGCCGAAACTACGGGGACTTCACGAAAGCCCTACAGGCCGCCAACGAGAAGACCATCCAGTTCGACGCCCTCATCCCGAATAAGATTGTCGCCGACTCGGACACCCTGCGGGCTTACAAGAAAGCCCAAAACTTCTTCAACCAGTCGACGGGGATGCAAGGCACCCAAACCGTCTCCGACCTCCGCCCCGTCCACAACCGCGTCAAGCGATTGACCCGCCAAGGAAAGACCAAAATCGAGAAAGGCCGTGGCGATTACATGGGCAAGTTCCTTGTCGGTTCCAAGGCCGAGCTGAAGGCCTACATCAAGGAACGCCAGGACGAGGTCGGCAAACTCAAGTCGGGCTGGTGGAATGTTATGCAGGTCATCCCCAAGCCCAAGAAGAAGGGCGTCGACCAGACCTTCGGTCGAAAGGGCGTCTCAGGCTATGTGAAGAAGTTTCCCGGCAATAACTTCCAGCGCCTCTACTCCACGCCCAAGGCGGTCAACTACTCCTTCGGGAACATGATCGGCAACGCCGACAACAAGGCGTCCCAGAACAACGTCTCGGGCTTGGTATATGCAAACGCCATCGCCCGCATCGAGCGGGACACCGAGCAGCTTCTCCGCCGCGATACCAAAGCCTTCAACGCTGGGCAAATCTCCTAACCTTTATGGGCACCAAATCCATCCGCCACATCGTCGAGTCCACGCTCGCCACCTACCTGTCCACGCAGACGGGCCTCACCACGGTCTCCTTCCTCACGGGTGACTCCGCCGCGACCCAGACCCTCCCGAAGGCCGTTGTCCTCTGCGACTCCGCCCGCCCGCCCGGTAGCCTCCCCGAAGGAGCCGGCAACTACGACTGCTCGGTACGCATCACCCTCTTCTCCAACGCCGACGACACGACCCTCGCCGATCACCGCCTCCGTTGCGCCGCCTTGGTCGGCAATATGCGTGACCTCGCCAGCATCCAAGCCGCCTTCACGGCTGGGGCCGACGCGTCCTGCTACGATGTCACCATCGGCTCCGAGGACGAAGGGGTGGACGAACGCTCCTGGGCGACCGCCTTCTCCTTCTCGGTGATGGTCTGCCTCGCTGCCTGATAGTTATTCCAAACAGGGCAAAGACAAATGGCCGCCGTCTCTACTGGAACCACTTGCCTCTATGGTATCAACGGTACCGTCACGAACCTTTTCGTGCAGTCCTACACGGTCAACGCGACCTTCAACCTGTCTGGCACGGTGGCTGACGAGACCGGCCTGACCAAGACCGCCCGCTACGACGACCGCAAGACCGAGCTGACCGTCGACGGCATCTGCAAGACGGCGACCATGCCGAACATCGGCGACTCCTTCTCCTTCACCATCAACGCCGACACGGCCTACCCAAGCGGCGCCAAGTCTGTCTCCTACGTCGGCACCATTACCGGCGTCTCCCAGAAGGGGTCCAACAAGGACTTCACTTCTGTCACGATCACGGCGGTCGACTACGAAGGTATCACGCCTTAATTGACCCAGCGGACGGCAGGGGCATAGTCCAGGAATGGACGAACGCTTTCTGAATGCCTTCATCGACCCGGCACCTCTTCCAAGGTTTCTGGGTCGAACGCTTTACCCGTGGTGCCTCAAGTACCGCGTGAGGCTGATGGCCTTCAAGTCCCCGCTGATTACGGGGGAAGGCATGGTCTCCCCCGCCGACCTCATCTTCGCCTGCCAAGTGTGCGCCGAAGAACCGCTCGGTGAAATCGGATGGCGGGACAAGCTGCGCATCCTGTACCTTAACCGTAACCCAGCCAAGTTTGAGCGACTGCTCAAGGCGTTCGCCGGCTATGTCCTCGTCAACGACTGGCCAAAGTTCTGGGAGCAGGACGGCAAAAAGAGCGGAGGCAACAAGGGCGTCCCTTGGCCCCTAGCCATCGTCGCCAACCTCATCGCGTCGGGCATCGAGGAAAAGCGGGCTTGGGAGATGCCGGAATGCCAAGCCATCTGGCTGAACTCAGCCCTAGCCATCCGCAAGGGTGCCGAGGTGGCGATCATGACCCCCGAGGAGGAAGCCTTCATGGCCTCCGAGCAAGCCGCGTCCGCTTCCAATCCTGCAAAGGAGAAGACCGACTAACATGGCCCAATCCCTGGAACTCAACATCAAGACGACCTCCGACGTCCCGCAGGCCATGGACAAGGCCAAGGCGGCAACGTCTAGTTTTGAAGGTCAGCTAGACGCTATTGGGAGAAAGTTCAACACGGCTTTCAAAGACATCGCCTTGGGCTTCATCGCCCCCGTCATTATCTTGCAATCGGTAATGTCTTTAATTTCTAATGCTATTGCCCAAGCAAAAGCCGACGCTCAAGCCGGTCTTGATTTAATGGCAAAAGGCAACACAATCTACGCATCAGAAGAAGAAAAGAGACTCGCTAATTTTATTAAGGCCAAGATGGCTCGCGAAAAAGAAATGGCTGAAGTAAAAGGAGGTAAGCGAGAAATGACAGCTGAGTTTTTAAAGACTCCAGAAGGTGAAGCCTTGCTTGCTCAACGCAAGGCGGCTGAAGATAAACTCTATGGCGGCCGTAGCGGTCGACGTACTCGAATGTCAGGAGTAGGCGCATTGGCTTATAACGATCCAAGCGACCCAGCTCTTCAGGCCGCAGCGTTAAAAGCGTTTTTAAACTCTGAAGAAGGTAAAGCATACAAGCCAATCTTTGAAGATAAACCGTCTGCAACTACCGGACCGACAGGCTTCAAAGCCCCCGAAGGTTTCGGCAATGTCGTCGGCGTTGGTTCAAATCCCGTCATTGAGGCCATGACCCTACAGCTCGAAGAAGCCCGCAAGCAGACCGCCCTGCTCGAGGAAATGAGCCGAGGCGGCGGAGGCGTACCGACCGACTTCACGAAGCAACCCCTCAACGCGGCATCTCGTCGCGGCTCCATCTAATTTATGGCTATCGTAAACACCGGCAACGACCTCGTCGCCCCGATCCTGCAATCCGGCTGGACGGTCGTCTCGGACGGCTTCGGCCTCCACACCTCGGTCAGCGTATACAAGGCCGACACGACCTCCGCCCTCACGGCCTTCCTCGTCAAGGGTACGGCGCACCCCGACCCGTCCTATTCCTACCTTAAAATCGATAAGTGGCGCATCAGCTGGGACGCCCTGGACATCGCCACCGTCACGGTGGACTACGTCGGCATCGACCCGTCCGTCAACAGCGGCGTCCGCACGAACCCGAACACATCTTCCGCAAACGGCCTTACGAGCGAACCCATCACCTCGCACCCGGCCTTTTTCAACAACCCCGCCGGCTCAGGCTACGCGGGCGACATCGCAGGCCCCGGCCCTTACTCTCAAAGCAGCACAGGCCCGATGGTTATGTCGAAGACGACCCCATCCAAGCCCGAGCGGTCCTACATGGGCATCAACGGCGCTTGCTTCGAGTCCGCAAACGGCGGTCGCTTCATCGGCTTCGTCGACCCGACCTTCCCAAGCCTCTACGGCAAGACCAACTACCTTGCCACGACGACCTCCTACTCCGGCGTCATGTACTCGACGACCCTTGCGGATGTCCAAGCACTCTTGGCCCTGCTTAACACGGCAACCGCGACGAGCTCTTGGGGTGTCTTCACCTTGCTCCCCTCATGGGCGCCCATCGGCACGGTCGCTGCCGTAGGCCACAAGAACCTTCTCTCCCAAGTAAACGTCGAGCAGTTCGGCGCCCTCTATAA